CAAGTATTTTTAAATCTGCAACGGTATAAGAAAATAATACGGACTGTGCGGATGCCGGGGCAATATAGCCTTTCTGTAGCAATACCGATTGTAATTTCAATGGATTACTTATATGACACTCTGTTTCATAATAATATGGAAAACTTTCAAATAGAGGACGAGCTTTATCGTATCCCCACAGAATTAAAGCCTTTCCGTAAAGTAAATACTCTTCATTGGATGTTTTTTTGTAAGAAAAATCATTGGAGTATTTTTGTGGATGCTGCCTCCAGAAAGTAAATATTAATTCATATAAGCTAGGAGAATAGGTATCGGCATCAACATCAGGACTTTTTCTCTGTTTATTCCAATTATCCATATTTAGAGCATCTAAAAGCTTTTTTACAAAAGTCATAATAATTCCTTCTTAAATGTGTGCATTCAACTCGATCATATCAACGGAGCATTTCCTGTCGTAGTCCCCATTAATGATATGTGCATACTCATGCAGGTAAGATTTCCGGTTCTGCTCGAAGGACAGAGCATCGTTCAGGACGATGGTAAAGCTCATATCGGGATTTGCCACCACATAGGCCTTGATGCTATATGGCAGCGTTGCCAATACCGAATGGATATCCATGTCAGCCACCTCCTCAGAATATGTATGAGCCTTGGTCATCCGTTCTGGTTGCTCATTCGGTCGATCATCTCTTTTACAAACTGGATGTCCTCCGGCTTCACCTTACGGGAAGCATCGAAGAGAACCTTGTATTCCGGATTTTCAAAGAGAAACTGCGCCATATCTCTGGCATCTTCATTCAAATAATATGATGCAGAATCCGCAGATTGACTTTCTAATAAATCGGATTTTTCTATATGAAGCCAGTTGCAGATAGATTGAATTTTATCCATTCGAGGCATTTTCTTACCGTTACACCAATCAGATACGGTTGCAGAAGAAACGCCTATGTATTTACAAAGATCTGCCTGGTTTTTACCGTTTATTTCCAAAAAATGAAGAAGGTTTTTGGAAAATACTTTTTTGTATTCTTCATCTGACATTTAATGTACCTCCATTTGCTATGATTATAAGCTAAAAGCGATGAAAAATCAATACAAAACACAAAATATTTAACTTTTGGTATTGACAGCTAGCTAAAAGCGAGTATAATGTAAAACAGAAAGGCGGTGATATTTACTTGAAAGTCTCACTTAAAGCATTACGAGTGAATGCTAATTTGAATCAAAAAGAAGTAGCGGCAATGATGAATATATCTCCGAATACGCTTATGAATTGGGAGAGTAACTATACTTCTCCAGATGTATTACAATTATCAAAGTTGTGCACAATTTATAAGTGTACGATAGATGATATTTTTTTGCCTGATAAACTAGCTAAAAGCTAGCATTGCAGCAAAGGAGGAAGAGTAGATGACATGGATTCTTGCAATAATAGCAGCGATTTGTGCAGTAGGCTGGGTGTTTAGCTGGCTGTCGTTCAAAACATTGGCGCACTATTTTAAGGAAAAGGGATATCCAATGCCTGAGGAAAAGGATATCAAGAGAAACTCAGACAGCATAATAAAAGAAATTTTATCTAAACTCCCAGTTCTTTTTTTATAAGTTCCATTAAAATGGCGCTGGCAATCTGCGCTGCGGCTGAAACGGAAGAAGCCCCAATTTTAGAAAAGATGTTCTTTGTTTTATCCCATATATTGTCGGCACGAACTTCATCCAAAAATTGATGACCAGCGTATGTGAGATCAAGAACATAAATAACAGAAGACGAATAGGGATTGTGAACCGTTTTTGCATTTATAAAGTTTGCTTCTTGAAGCTTTAAGCAAGTGTATTCCAGTTCATCGTGCGAATAATTTTCTAATAGATTCTCTAAATCTTTGATTCGCAGTTCATGATTAAATGGTTGTTTTTCAACTTCAAGGAGAATAGAACGCATACAATCAAGATCTAATTTCATTGTGGAATCACTCCTTTGAATTTTATGAATTGTTAACTGAACATTATCAATTATAGAAAAAGAGGATAGAGGATGCAAGAAATTTTATAGGGAAGGAGTCAGTAGGAATGGAAAAAATCGACAGATTATATGCTCTCTTAGAGCGTAACGACATTGATGAGGACACCAAGGCAGCGCTGCGGTGGGCAATCTTTAAGTTGGAGGATGCAACTTAGACAACCATAGCACCATAAGCTGTAGAAAAGCAGTCAGGAGGTACATATGCGGATTGTAAATTTAATCCACATCGGGGACCAGGTATTGTCATTGGATGACATGGATCCCATGAAAAAGGCAGAGATTGCCTTACGGCTGAATGAACAGAGTCTGAAGACCCTGGGATATGCAGTCAAGAAAAAAGAAGAATCAGCGTAACCACAGGTATCCGTGCCCTGTACGTGGTGTATTCCAACACCACAATTCCCCTTTTACACTATGAGCGTGTGCGACCAGTATTCCCCTGCTGGGCGCCACGTAGAGGGCATGGACAAGCATAATAATAGATCACGCTTTGTGCGTGGTGTCATCTGACAGCACCACGTCCCCCCGTAGATGTGCCGTACCTACTATGGCGGCACGAACCTCTTTCGGTGTCCGGAAGATTCCGGGCACCACGCAGAGAGCGTGATCGGAAAGGACCAACATGAACATAAATGAAAGTTATTATGTAAGAGAAGTCATGAATAACAAGGACAGCGCAGAGTTCTGGCAGTCGTCCAATGAAAGCCTGGCGCAACGTGTATACAAGCAGGTCAAGCAGGAAGCCCCCGCAGCTAAGCTCTACGTATTTAGCGGCGTGCAGGTAATCACGACCAATCAGGCGCAGAAGGAAACCTTGCTAAGATTTTTAGAAATGGAAGAGGACATATGCAGCGCAAAACTCAATGAGATACAGGAGATAAGACAACAGATCGAGGGGGAGAGTGCGGATGTATAAAGACATAGTGATATCGGTCCTTGGGGCGTTGCTTCTGGAACCGGTATTTAAGACAACAGAGGTAGGAGAGCAGATCGCCATAGTCATGGGCCTGGCGGCTATGCTTTTTATTTTTTGCCTTTTTTGCGAGGATCAGCTGGAAAAATTACGGAAAAAGCAGGAAAGAATCCGGGAACTGGAGCAAAAGTTGGAAGAACTGAAGGGAGGGAAAACGAATGAAAACAGAACAGTATTACACGGACAAGCTGCTGAAGATGGGGGATGCCTTCACGGCAGCAGTGATCCGGAAAGACTGGTTTCAGGCGAAGTATCTGTATGACAAAGCAAGCACCGTTGCAGTGTTTCTGGAAGCACCGCAGGAAGTCAGAGAAAAGCTGTTTGGGCGCTACAACGAGGAACGAGACGAGAAGGAGCAGGGTGCCTTTGATGACCGCTCAGTAGCCAAGGTAATGCGGGAATGCCTGATAAAGAACAACCTGGGCTTTGAGTGCATGGTCTACCGGATCCCGGGCGAGGCAGGCTACTACGGTGCCAGACCGGCGGCAGACGGTTATTACATGCCGGCCAATCAGAACCCGGCATATTTCGCACAATAAAAAAGCCGGCATTTGGCGATGCCGGCCAGCTCACAGAGCTACTTAAATAGACAAGATTATTGTAACTCTGTAAGCCAAAAAAGTCAAGAAAAACGGGGCTTTTCAAAGCCCCTGCGCACTTGATAAAGATATTAAAGTTAGGATACAGAGACATGGTTAAGAGAAAGAAAATAAGGCTAAGGCATGGGGATGTACTGGACGTGGAAGAGTACCACGACGGGAACTATGGGGGGAAGGGTAAGACCAGACAGAAGAAGGAGAAGCCTATGAAGGAACAGGTTCGGCTGATCAACCGAAGAAATAAGGCAAGGCTGTGCCGGTGGAGACTGATACAGTACTTTGATCAAGGTGACCTGTTCATCACATGGACCTATGAGGTGGGGAACCGGCCGCCAAGTATGATAGAGGCACTGAAGGACTTTCAAAGGGCAATGGCAAAGATCCGGAAGATCTACCGGATGAGAGGAGCACCGATCTACTGGATCCGCAACATCGAACGCGGTACCAAGGGAGCCTGGCATATCCATCTTGCGATCAAGCAGACACCGGAGGGAGACGCGGCTGCTATCGTAACCAAGGCATGGACCAAGGGCGGCACCTACGTGGCGGAGATCCGAAACAGCAAGTTTACTGGGGATGACATGGAGCAGCTGGCGAATTACCTGACCAAGGACGAGCACACAGCGGAGATCAAGACGGACGGCACACCGGGCAAGCCCAGAATTGCGGAGTCCTCTTACAATACCAGTCGCAATATGCCGCTTCCGGAGCCTAAGACGGACAAGCTGGTCCGCTGGAAGCCGGAGGTCAAACCACCCAAGGGATATTACATAGCCAGGATGCATGAGGGCATCAATCCGGTCACGGGATTTTTGTACCGGAGTTACACGCTGATCAGGTTAAAAACACAGGAGCGGAAGAAACCGCCGAACAGGGTAAGGAGGTGTTGATAAATTGGAAAATGAATTGAAAGTAGTGGATATCTTTATAGGCACGACGCTCAGGGGATCCGCAAAGGGCTCCGGCCGGGCAATGTACATCATGAGGACAAAGCGCAAGAACGGCAGTGACTATGAAGCAGCTCCACAGATCGTAGAGTATGACGATACCACGGAGAGCGAGTCAGTCCTGCGTGCCATCCGGGATGCCCTGCAGCGTCTCCATTATGCCTGCACTGTAGTGATCCATACAGAGTGTAGCAACGTGGCAGCAGCTATCACACAGCATTGGCCGGAGAAATGGCAGCGGGACGGATGGAAGAGCGCCAAAGGGAACCCGGTGAAGAATGCCGTATTGTGGGAAATGCTCCTGCAGGACGTGGAAGAGGGTGGTCATATCCTGCTGGCGGAAGGCGAGAAACATGAGTATGCCGAGTGGATGCGCTTTAACATGCCGCTGAAGAGAGCATTAAAAGACATTTTTGCAGAAGTGCCGAAAAACTGACAGCATGAGTAGAGTACTCGTGTTAGAGACGATTTTTTTGACGTCAACAAAACATAGAAATATAACAATATGACAGAAAAACAGTCGGTTACAAGGTGAAACCGACTGAACTGGTAAAGAAAATTTACAAGTTGCACCGGTGCAACCGGGAAAGGAGAACAGATGGAGAAGAAATTTGGAATATTTAATACCGTAGAGGAGTTGAACAGGGCAGCCGCCGCCCAGAAGGCAGAGGGAGACCTGGAAGCGCTGATCGGACTGGCAACCGAGAACGGACTGGAGAAAGAGGACGCAGAGGACTACATGGACAGCAATGATCCGGAAGACTGCCTCTGCAATGCCACGATGGCAGCCATTGCCAAGCTGAAGTTGGAAGAACAGGACCTGCATCTCGAAAGCCAGTTAAAGGACTGGAAAGACTTTATCGTGCAGATGCTGACAGAGTATCCGGTGGATCATGCCGATGGGGACAGGGATGCTCTGGGAAATGCCATATTTAATCCTGCCAAGTGCCTGCTTGACGTACTGGCAGCAGGAATGAAGCTGGCATCCGAACATCGCATAAAAGTAGATAAAAGAATCATAGAGAAAGCAGGACTGCCGGAGAGAGCAGGAGACATAGGATCCATCGGCCGTGATGAGTTCAAGAAGATTGTTCTGGATTATTACATGGGAGAGAAAAATGATCGTATTTAAAGCAACAAACAATGACATGACCTGTACGATGGGGCATGGAATATTCCAGTATCAGTTGGGGATACCTGCAGTGGCGGACCGGTCGAAATGCGGAGCAACGGGCCTACATGCCTGTGAGTATGTCATGGACTGTGCCGGATACTATGGACTGGGTAGAGATCACCGGTATTTTAAGGCAAAAGCAGAAGGAGACATAGCGGAAGATGGACAAGATACCAGAATTGCATGTACGAGACTGACATTACTGAAGGAATTGACCAACCGCGATGTTGCGAAAGAAGCCATGCTTTACATGATACATCATCCACACCGGGAAAACTGGGAAGTATCTAACCTTATGGTACAGGTAAAGGAGAACACAGCAGAGATCAGGATCCCGGATGGAATCGCCATTGCCAGAGGACTCCATCCCAAAGTAAGCGGCTGCGCCGGAGCACATCTGGGGCTGATCCGGGAAGAGAAAGGAAAGATCACGGCGGCCAAGATCTTTGATGTGGACGGAGTCTATATCCTGCCGGGCGTGTGGTACACACTGGAAGACCTGGCAGAAGCAGAGAGGAGGCAGCAGGCATGAAGTGGACAGAGATACTCAGGGCACCGGTGATACCGGCGGATAAAAAGAGATCGAAACAGATCACTTTTCAGGTGACGAATACCTATCTGATACTGGATATCTGGAGGGGTGGAAATAATACCTGCCGCCATGCAATCAACCTGAAAACATGGGAATACGGCACGTATTTCCCGGATACCGGCATAAAGCAGGCAACAAATATCAACAGCTGTACAGATAACTATGAAAGAAATTACTGGGATTACCGGCTGAAAGAGAAAGAATGGCTGACACCGAAGCAGATCAAGGAACTGGATGTCCTTACCAGAGAAAAGAAGGACTGGGTAAAAGATGTACTGCAGCGTATAGAGCGGATGGAAACGGACTATAACGCAGAAAAAAGGGAACAGGCCAGAAACAGCAAAGAGGAGCGCATCCGTAGATTAATGGACAAATGTCCAAAGCCGGGAAAAGCAGTATATGACTGGATCACAGAGCAGATGGTAGGTGATCTGCAGTATGCTTTTTATAACAAGCAGGACAAGACCTGCCATTGTACCGCATGCAACGGAGATTTTGAGGAAGAGGCAGCAGTTGTCCCGGTAAAACACAGGAAGCAGATCACCTGTCCTCTGTGCGGACATCTCCTGACCGTGGACAAGAGAGCGGATATATTCATCGTTACAACGGACTGGCTTACCATGATCCATAACGTGGATGATAAGCAGGGTGTAGAGCGGCATTTTAAGGTAAAAGTGGAGTGGGACAGATACGGAACGAGAACCACGGAACTGGAGGAGCACATCCGGCTGATGATGCTGCGGAACACAAAGGATATCATGAAAATCTATTACTATGGGAGCCTTTACTGGGCGGGATGGAGCACCGGAAACAACAGCAACCGAAAATGGCACAGCGCCTACCTGTATCCGGACACAGAAGGTATTCAGGCCGGATTACATGGAACGGCATATGAGGCATGGACAGATGTATTTCCGAAACTTGCCCAGATGGGAATAAAAGCGCACTATAACGGTCTCATGGTGGAAAGTAACAGAGCGTTTACCGGTATCGCAGAATATATGGCAAAGGGACGTTTTTACCGCCTGCTGGATGAACTATCACAGTGCATCACCTACTGGGGAGGATATTCTGGAAGCACGATTGATGTATCCGGGGAAAGCGTAGAAGAGATCCTGCAGATAGATGATAAACAGCTGATCAACCGCCTCAGACAGGCAGATGGCGGAATGTGTATGCTGCGCTGGCTGCAGTGGTCCAACCTCAACAACAGGAAACTGTCAGAGCAGTACATATCCTGGGCAGAAAAAAATAAGATCGAACCGAATAACTATCTGCAGTCGGAAGCGGGAAAATACCTGACACCGGAACAGTTAATGAATTACATCAACCGGCAGAAAAAAGAAAGCTATCCCAGCAGAACCATAGCGGGAGTCTGGGATCAGTACGAGGATTATCTCAGTATGGCAATGGATTTAGGGAAACACATGGAGGATGCCCTGGTGTACCGTCCCCGGGAATTGAAGCGCCGACACGATGAAGTCAATGCAGAGATGGAGCTGCGACGGGAAGAAATCAAGCGGAAACGGGATGCGAGAGAAGCCGCATGGCAGGCACAGAAAATGAGGGATAAGTATCCGGGATATGAGGATATCCTTTCCGAGATCAGTGAGAAGTTTGAGTATCAGAATGACACCTATTGCATTGTGGTTCCCAGGGATTTTATGGAGATCACGGCAGAGGGCATGGCACTGCATCACTGCGTAGGCAATACAGAGAGGTATTTTGACCGGATTGTCAGCAGAGAGACCTATATCTGCTTCTTGAGGCAGCAGGAGTCTCCGGACAAGCCTTTTTACACGATCGAGGTGGAGCCGGGCGGTACAATCCGCCAGCACCGGGGAGCCTATGACGAAGAACCGGGCATAGAGGAGATCAAGCCGTTCCTCCGTGAGTGGCAGAAAGTAATCCGCAAGCGTATGAGCAAGCAGGATCATGAGTATGCGGCACAGAGCGAAATCCTGCGCCAAAAAAACATAGAAGAACTGAAGGCAAAAAATAATACTGTAGTCCTGAAAGGACTAGCGGAAGATCTGATGGAGGTAATCTGAATGTATTTTGTTGCAGACACAGAGAAAAGGCAATGTGAAATCAATGGGATAACAGTGAAGGAGCGCGGGGTGTATCTGTTCCGATTCCGGGCAGACGGAGATATAAAATGGGCACATGCAAGAGTAGATGAGATTGACGAAAGCAAAATAATGCTCCGGACATGTGCAGGAATGCCTGCAATCGCAGTACCCATAGATGACGTACTGGAAGTACACGGCGGAGAGGCCAAGGTGGAAGAATTCGGGGAAGATATCATGTTGAGTCTGATACGAGGAGAGATTTATTCAGAGAGCACCAAAAGTCTATTAAAAGGAGACAGGTAATGGAACATATCATTTATCAAAAAACATATCAGGAATATAAACAGGAGCTGGATGCAGTCCTCACCCGGACGGCGGAGGACTTTGTGCAGATCGGTTATCTGCTCAAGGTGGCCAGAGATACAAATATCCTGGCAGAGAGCGGATATGCAACAGTGACGGACTTTGCCAAAGCGGAATATGGCATAGATAAGACGCAGGTGAGCCGCTTTATCAGCATTAACGACAGATTTTCGGAAAACGGGTACTCGGATCACCTCATGCAGAATTACCAGGGATTTGGATATGCAAAGCTGACACTGATGTTGCAGATCCCGAATGAGATTAACGAGGCATTACCGCCTACACTGTCAAAAACAGAGATTCAAGCCATCAAGGATGAGGTAGATGCGGAGAGCCAGGTATCTGACATCGAGGTGGAGATTGAGAAGGCAGAGGCAGCAGCCGTAACGGATAAGCCCATGCTTCCGCCGGAGGGATCACCGTTACAGCGTAACCTCTGGCAGTTGGGGAAGGAGCAGGAAGATCTCTTCCGGAAGCTGTGGGAAATATGCAATAAAAGCAATTATCCCCGCAGTACTGCTATCATGGATGCACTGATACCGCAGGGGGATGCGGTGTACACAGTCCGGATCCCGGGAGAGCGCAGGACACAGATCATTATAAATTCTGACGGCGCCACGGTAATCAACCTGAAGACGTTGGAGCGCCATGAATATGCACCACAAAAAATCTGCCTTGAGGTAGATTCCCTGTTTCTTGGAGGCAGCAGTCCTGAGGAACGGTACAAGAAACTCTATGGCGAGGACCTAACTCCGGAAGAACCGGAAATTGCACCGGTGCAACCGGATGAAACTCCGAAAGAAAAGAAACCGGAAAAGCGTAAGGAATCCCGTGTGACCAAAGCAAACACAGAACCGAAGAAAAAGCCGAAGGAGCCGGACAAGAAGCCGGAGCAGATGACCATCCCGGGAGCCGCACCGGATCCGGCACCGGAAGAGCCGGAAACACAGGTAAATGACTCGTCTTCCCGGAAAACTGACGAGGATAATCAGAATACCGACACCATGGGATCGGAAGAACAGGTACCGGGCCAGACCAACATCGAAAAGGACTTTCCGCAATATTGCCCGGATGAGGGAGACCAGTGTGCAGCTTATCGTCAGTCCATCCGTGGCAGCGTGGAGAACCTGGTGCGATATGTCGAGATGGATCTGATCAGCGCCGCCAGACAGCAGCTGTCCGATATCGCTGGTTATCTGGACCGTCTGGAAGAACTCAGCAAAGGGGGAGGACCGGATGGCGAAGATGTCGAAACAGGCGAGAGCGAGGGAGTTTAATGCCGCCTCTCGTCAGATCATCAAGGAGCGGGATCTGTACCAGTGCATCTTTTGCCGTATGGGATATCACATGGAGGACGTCACCTGGTACGGACAGCAGTTGCAGAGCATCATGCACTATATACCGCGCTCCCGGGGTGGTCTCGGGATCCCGCAGAATGGAGCCCTGGGTTGCCAAAGCCATCATGAGATGCTGGATAACGGAAACAAAGGCAGACGGGATGAGATGCTGCAGATATTTAGGCAGTACCTGCAGGATCATTATCCGGACTGGAGTGAGGATGCCCTGATCTACAGAAAGTGGGAATAATGTATATACAAATTTGTATATACAAAAATCGGAGGATATATGAAAGCAAAAACAGAAGTTATCTCACTCCGGCTGGCACCGGAGGAAAAGCGCAGATTGGAATATAGTGCAGAAAAAATGGGAAAGAACCAGTCATATATCCTGACCACAGCATTAAATGCATATTACAAATCTGTCCGGAAGAATCTGGACGGTGTAATAGAAGAATAGACCTTTTGGAGTGTACTCACAATCACTGTAAACATAGCCACGGGGCGGCCGCTGAGACCAAGAGGCAGCAGCCGTCCGGAAAGGAGACAACAATGCAGGAGTACAAAGAGTGTACCGGTGATATCCTGCCGGATCCAGTGCCGCGCATCCGCAATATACATATAGGTGACATAATCAAAACAGTACGTAAGGTAATTGAGGAGCCACTGGAAATCCGCGGACGTGGTCGGCATCAGGTCATAAGCGAGACAAGAGAATACGAAGTAACCGCGATTTACCCACATATGATTCAGACCCGCGACTGCAAGACAGGCTTTACGAGGTGTTTTTCCTACGGCGAACTCACAACGATGGGACTGGAATGGCAGGGAGAACAGAAATGAAGACGGTCGAAAAGAAAATTCTGCCAAAGTACTTCCGGGCAGTCCGGGAGGAAAAGAAGAACTTTGAATTGCGAAAAGATGAAGATGATGTACAGCCGGAAGATGTCCTGATCTTAATGGAGTGCGCAGGTGGAGAATATACTGGCCGGACAGAGGTGCGCAGGATCCGGTACGTGCTCCGGGATGTACCAGAGTATGGATTGATGCCAGGATACTGTATCATCGGATGGTAAAGGAGGATGCTATGAAAAATAAAAATGTGTGGTTTGCTTATGCAGCAGCCTGGATATCTACGGCAACAGCGGTGATATTTGCTATCAAATATACCGGATCAGCGTGGTGTTTAGTGGCACTGGCACTACCGGCAATGCAAAAGATTAGTATCAGCAATGCTGAGGAGAATGAAAAATAACTTAGAATTGGAGGATATGAAGATGAAAAATTATGAATTAATAGTATTACTTATGGAATTACCGGCAGGATATGATATTAAATTTGGAAAAACTGTTACTTAAAGAAGATATGAATGGAGAAGATGCTATTTTTTCGAAGAAACAGTATCAGATATTGAAAGTAATGATATCAAACAGGAAATTTACATATTAGCTTAACTTAGGAGAACACATGAAAGTAAAAAATGAAGAAGTAAGATATTATCAGCCAAGATTTAAAAGGTGGATTGACTCTACTAAATGGGATTCAATTGCCGAGAGATTATCAGATGAAAATATATCTATAATAACACAAGTAATGAATGCTGAAAAAGATGGAGATTGCAGTTGGCTTATCTGGAAATGTTGCGATCATGTACTCGATAATATAAGGACAATAGCAAAGAAAATTAGGATTTAGTAGAGAAAGAGAGGTAATGAGCATGATACACGCTATATGTGATTTTTGTGGTAAGGATTGCGATAGAACAGCAACGCTACTGTCTATGACACCTTTTCAAAATTTTGCAAGGTATCATACAGATAATGAACCGTATGGAAATAGAGAAAAAACTAGAAGTTTTGTAATATGCTATGAATGTTGTAAAAAACATAATCTTCCTAATCCGTATGAAACATATTCAGGAATTACTAAGCAAGAGGGGCATTATGAGAAATGCCTTGATAATTATACAGATGTTGACCTTGTAGAAGATAAAAAATATGATAAGAGATTTGATTAAACTGAAATATTAGGATTTAGTGGAGGTAGAGCATGAGCTGTATGAGATGTATCTGCGAGCATTGTGCAAACAATCCAAACTGCTTTGACCATTGCCAGGGAGAGATGAATGAACCGTGCTATAACTGCGAGGATTGCATTCACTGGGATGGAAAGGTGGGGAAGGAGATGTGGAGGGACGAATGCCATAAGTACAAGATAACGGAGTACTGGGCAGCGCATCTCCGGCGCAAAAAGAAAATCATTTAAAGTTTAGTGGAGGAAATAAATTATGGGAATGACGAGGAATCAGCTTGCTTTGGTACGATATGTGGCTGAAAACAATATACAAAAAGCCAAAGATGCAGCTCTTTGCTGCTGTGCGGAAGATACAACTCAGAAGAATCACTATGCAGTCACAAAATATCAAAGTCTATTACGATCTGGTGGAATGAATCTTATGGAGCTACCAGCAAATGTTTCCAGTTTTGCAACGATGGAAGATCTGACAAATACATACTTAGAAAGCAGATATTATCTGACCAATGAAGAAAAGGAATTATTCGAACTGATCAAGAACATGAATGATGTGAGTTTACAGCTTATGGAGAAACAGATTCCGTATCTGAATGCAACATTGCTCTATGGCGAGAGCGGAGTCGGGAAGACGGCTTTTTCCAGGTATGTAGCATATAAACTTGAAATGCCGTATTTATATGTGAATTTTTCAAGAATGCTTGATAGTTATCTTGGTGGAACTGCAAAAAATCTTACGAATCTGTTTAATTTCATCAATCAGCATCAATGCGTTGTAATGTTGGATGAAATCGACAGCTTGGCAGTAAAGAGGGAATATGGTGGAGGAGGAGCGAGCGCAGAGGTTTCCAGAAGTACAACATGCTTGTTACAGCTGTTAGATGCAGTTACTAACGACCATGTAATCATTGCCGCAACAAACCTCATAGATGATGTTGATACTGCAGTGAAGCGTAGATTTACAGAAAAGCATGAGTTACATAGGCTTTCAGCGGAAGACAATGAGCGGTTTATCAGACAGTACCTTGACGATGCAGGATTTTCTTATGATTTGGATTCTGTTAGAAAGTATGCTGCAGAAAATCATTCACAAGCTGAAATTATGACGCATGTAACAAGAAGCATTGCAAGTACGCTTATCAACAAGGGTGAACTGGTAATGTTGTAAACTGAAATATTAGGATTTATCAAAGGAGCGGAATATGGGAAAAATTAAAGTGAGTGAAATTGAAATAATTGTCACTGGAAAAAAAGAAAAACCTTATTTTGAAATAAAATACAGAGAGGTAGGAAAACGGTATTACAATATTGGCTTCAGCTCATACAACTTGGATTATGTTTTTGACTGGAAAGAAAAGTGTTTCGAGGTGATTAAGCCAAAAAAGAATATCTTTAGAAAATTATTTAGGATCTAGTGGAGGTAGAAAAAATGAATGATGAAATGAAAAAAGGAATGTTACTGGCATATCAGTCAGTAAAAGAGGAAATGGATACTATAAAGGCAGAGTTGAAAAGAAAAGGAATTGAAGAAAATAAAGGTTTTTCTACTCTGAAAGGATTTATTGAGGATAATATTAGGCAGTTAAACTGAAATATTAGGATTTAATGGAGGTAGAAAAAATGTATAAAGCAACAAATATTGATACGGACAAGGCTCTCAAAGCAATCAATGATTCAAGAGCAATACAGGAAAGAGCATCACAGCTTAGATCGGAAAAAGAAAGATCTTACATGGAGGGACTGAACAAAGGACTTGATATTGCTGAAAGTCTTTTTGAATGTTCAAATTATGAGAAATCGGCACAGGAGGCAACTTATACAGATGGTGTCTGCGAGGTACTCTATGAACTTGGAAAAGAACTTGATATACCAACTCAGGATATAAGAGATAATATTGCATCGGTAGATGAAGCCTGCGCTCTGTTTGTAGACAGGATTTGGGAAGCAATAGCAAGAGATAAGGATCAGTAAACTGAAATATCGCAAAAATTGTGTAACGAAAGGAGAGATAATCATGTTAGGTAAGATGAACGATCTGATGGGCGGATATACCGTTATAGTTACCACAAAGCAGGTCCAGCGGCGCAGACACAAAAAGAAGCGCATCAATAAAAAGTGGATTAAGCGGTATGGATACATCATCAAAGATTGGCAAAAACGCGGAGAAACGGTTGTAGATCAGGTACATATGACCATGTATATGAATCAGGCAACATATAATGATCTGATTATTGCTCTGAAGAATAGGTAAAAGAAAGGAGATAGGCCTATGTCAAGACCCAAGAAAGAAGGTAAGAAGAACATCCGGAAGGATATCAGCATGGATCCGGAGCAGTACGAGAGATTAATTGATTACTGCCGGCAGCAGGACAGACCTATCTCCTGGGTGATCCGGCAGGCGCTGGACAATTATTTACCTGTGTAACGGTACGTATTATTACACAATAAAACTGAAAGTTAGTGAAGGAGAGCGGAAATGTGTGATTTTTGCGAGAAGTATGCAAATGTAAGCGGCAAACATGGAACTATTAGGCTGGGAGCAGAAAATTATATGCTCTTTGCCAATAGTGAAAACGAGCCGATGGGAGCAATAAAAATAAAAATCTGCCCGCTGTGCGGCAGAGAATTGACGGCCGATGGGATAGTTAGTGAAGGAGTGATAGAAAAAGAGTAATAAGTATCATACACAATTTTAGAGCCAACTGCAGAGGAGCCTGCAATCGTAACCAATAAAACAGCGGTAGACCATCCAACCAAAGATATCATCTACCGCTCAACTGCTTAAGGACATCATACCATAATGTGATACCTTAGGCAATGCGAAAGAGGTGCGAGTATGACCAAAAATGACCTGATCAATGATATTGCCTATGAATTACGAGATACCATGACACGAGAGCAGATCGACCGCATGAAGATTACGCTTTACGTAAAATTGCAGGACTTTGAGCTGGCAGAGATCAAACAGCTGCCTATGACTATTGAGCATGACAATGAGTGGTTAATGCAGAGGTACTGCGTGGACATGGTGGCAGCAGGACTCCATGCAGGCACGATCAAGAGCTACATCGGAGTCATTAAAACGTTTTTTGATTTTGTTGGAAGAAATTATAAATATGTGACAGCACAGGATATCACAGATTACCTTGCTATCAGGAGTTACCGGGATCATATCAGCCAAAATTATAAGTCCACCATATACCGGTATCTCTGCACGTTCTTCGGCTGGGCATTCCGCAAACAGCACATCAAGAATAATATCATTGATGGCGTTGATCGTGTTAAGCAGGTGAAAAAGAAAAAGGTTCGCCTGACGGATGAGGAAGTGGAAACTATCCGTTATGCATTGCAGACACCCAAGGAAAAGGCTTTGTTTGAATTGATGATCTGTACCGGCATGCGTGTAGGTGAAATCTCTTACCTCAACGTGTCAGATATTGATCTGACAAATAAGCAGGTATCAATTTACGCAGAAAAAACGGACACATATCGCACAGGAATGCTCACTCCGGTAGCTGTGATGGCGCTGAGGAATTATATTGGGGACAGGCCTGGGACGGATCCGTTATTTTTGGCAGACAGAGCACCGTATAACCGGATGCACACCTACGGAATCGAAAAGCTGGCTAAAGAAATGGCTCTGCGTGGAGGAGTAACCAGGATAACAGCCACCGTGCATGTGTACCGTAAGACCTTTGCATCCGTCCTTTATCGTAAGACAGGAGATGTTCTGTTGGTGAGTAAATTACTAGGCCATGCAAAGCCTGATATGACAGTACAGTATTATCTAATTGATGATATAGAGGAAATGCAGCACAAGTATAACAGAGTAGCATAGTAACAGCACCGGAAGTTGCACCGGTGCAACAGAAAGGAGAAAGCATCGATGCAGAGAATTAACAGAGCAAGCTGGAGGATTATCGAAACTATATTATTACGGTATCCCCAGCGAAAGAAAGAGTATGAGGAGTACATATCGGACATTATGGCATCACCGGCGGGAGGCAGCAGTCGTCCGTTGGACCCCGTCAGGGAAATGGACAAGGCACAATCTGTCACAGAAGCAAAGGCCCTGAAGATGACCTCGGTGTATCATGATAGGATCAAAAAAGAGATAGAGGCGGTGGAATTTGCCTATAATTCTCTCAAACAGGAGGAACAGAGAGTAATCCGGATCAGATACTGGAGCAAGGGCCTCAGAGCGCCGATCCCGTACCTTAAGATTGGTGGGGCATCATACAGTGAGCGACAGATGAAACGGATCGTGTTCAAGACAATTGAACAGATTGGTAGGTACATTGGAGAGTTAAAGTAAAAGATGGCATGATTTCGCATGTCAAATGTGATAATATAGTATCGTGATAAATTAGTGACAGGGCAATGCAGATAGCTGCGTTGCCTTTTTTCGTGGAGTTGCACCGGTGCAACTATAGAGAGATGGTGAGCGGATGGCAAAAGGCAAATATAAATATTGGCTGACACCGGAAGGCTTACTAAAGCTGGAAGGATGGACAAGGGATGGACTAACAGAAGAGCAGATTGCTGGTAATATGGGAATCTCCAGGTCTACATTAAATGAATGGAAAAAATTGTATCCGGACATTTCGGACACCCTAAAAAGGGGAAAGGAAGTTGTGGACCTGCAAGTAGAAAATGCGCTCTTGAAAAGGGCACTGGGATATCGGTATACAGAAGACAAATATGTAAGCGTTCCGATGGAGCAGGAAGAATATAGTCAAAAGCTATTTGAATATATGAATCGCTACAAACTGGAGCATCCGGAGGCAACAGATGATGAGCTGATGCTTGTAAGAGAGAAGTTTCCAAAAACAAAAGAAATGCTTGTGGAACGAAAAGTAAAAGAAGTAGAGCCGGATACCACAGCCCAGATATTCTGGTTGAAGAACCGAAAACCGGATAAATGGAGAGATAAACAGGATGTCCAGATCTCCGGAGAACTCAAGTCCGAACAGAGTAAACTGGATGACCTGATCAGACAGATGCGTGGTGATGGGTAATGAGCGCAAGTAAGCTCCTGTTGTCAGAGAAATACAAAGCATTCCTGAAATGTGATGCTCCGGTGGAATTTCTGGAAGGAACCACGGCAGCAGGTAAGACGACGGTAGGAATCTTCAAGTTTATGCTTAAGGTGGCAGAAAGCCCAAAGAAGCTTCACATCATTGCTGCGGATGACACCGGAACTGCTGAGAAGAATATCATCAACAAGGATCTTGGTATATTGGATGATTTCGGAATCCTGGTGGAGTATAACGGCAGTGGTACGAAAGACGATAAAATCCCGCACTTGATCCTGCATACTGGCAGGGGAGATAAAGTCATTTATGTGCTGGGATACGGTAACAAGAAAAAGTGGAAGAAAGCTCTGGGAGGACAATATGGCTGTCTGTACATAGATGAAGTAAATACCGCAGACATAGATTTTGTCAGAGAAGCATCCATGCGATGTGATTATCTGATGGCAACACTAAACCCAGACGATCCGGGACTGCCGGTGTACAAAGAATATATCAACTGTGCACGTCCTCTTCCGGAATGGAAGGATGAGACACCACAGGAAATCATAGAGGAACTGAAAGAAGAGCCAAAGGACGGATGGATCCATTGGTTCTTTTCTTTTAAAGACAATGCAGGCCTTCCACCGGATAAACTGCAGATGATCCTGCAAAACACACCGAAGGGAACAAAGATCTGGAAAAATAAGATCCAGGGTCTCCGCGGAAAAGCGACAGGGTTGGTATTCTCCAACTTTGTCAGAAAGAAACATGTTGTTACTGCTGCATGGGTGAAGAAACAGATTGCAGATGGGAAGATCCGTTTCAGGAAGTTTACGGCCGGACTGGATACATCATATTCCTCAAAATCTCCGGATACCATTGCAATGATCTTCCAGGGCATTACGGATGACCGCAAGCTGATCACACTGGCTGAAATGGTGTATAGCAATGCTGATCTCAGTGTGCCGTTGGCACCATCTGACACAACGGTAAAGTTTATAGCTTTTCTGGATAGATGCAGATCGGAATGGGGATTTGCAAAAGAATCCTTTGTTGACTGCGCAGATGCGGCGACAATAACAGAACTTCGGAAGTATAAGCGCCTGCATGGGTGCCTTTATAATTTCATTGAGTCCTACAAGAAGGTAACAATACTGGACCGTATCAATTTACAACTGGGATGGATCCAGCAGGACTGCTATCTGGTAGTTGAGGATTGTACAAACCATATCTCGGAATTGGAACGCTATTCATGGGACGAGGAAGAGGATGTCCCGGTACCGGAGGATAAGAACGACCATACGATCAATGCAAACCAGTACGGATGGATTCCATACCGGAATATGATTGGATTCGAGGAGGATAAACAGAGGTGAACCTGATGGAAAAGATAAATGAGAATATCAAAAGAGGTATACGGAGCTGGCTGAATGTTTCTCCGGCGAATCCTTATGTGTTCAATATCAATGAGATGATGGACTTCGAGGGGAATGCGATCCGAAACCGCATCTGGTATCGTGGTGACAGCAACGAACTGGAGCAGTTCTATGAGCAGAATGCAGAATATGCAGATAAATATAAATTCTGGTCCAGCAAGAGTACACCGGGGATGGAAATGCGCAAGATCCACACAGGTGTTCCGGCGCTTACGGTGAGAACTCTGGCAGCAGTAGTCCTTCCAGATATGGGGGAATTTGAATTTTCCTCAGAGAACGAAATGCAGAAACAGATATGGAAAGACATTGCAAAGCCTGAGAATAATAACTTTGCCGATAAGGTAGAGGATGCAATCAAAGAAGCACTGTATATCGGAGACGGGGCTTTTAAAGTGTCCATTGATACAGAAGTCAGTGAGTATCCGATTTTAGAATGGTATGCCGGGGATCGTGTCGAAATCATACGGAAAAAGGACAAGGTCCGGGAAGTGATATTTAAGACACCATACAGCGGAGGAGGAAAGACATATGTGCTCAATGAGGTATATGGATATGGGTATGTAAAGAACGAACTGTATCTGGATAACAGACAGGTTCCGCTGACTACACTACAGATAACCAATTCACTGGAAGATGTGACCTTCGATAAAAGCGTTATGCTGGCGGTGCCTATGATGTTCTATAAGTCGGCAAAATATGAAGGACGTGGCGGAAGTATCTTTGACGGAAAGGTGGACAGCTATGATGCGCTGGATGAAGTATGGAGCCAGTGGATGGATGCGCTGAGAGCAGGAAGAGCCAAAACATATATTCCGGACTGTCTGGTTCCGAGGGATCCGGAAACAGGAGCTGCGATAACACCGAATCCGTTCGATAACAGATATTTTGCAGCAGAAGGAGACCAGCGCGAAGGGCAGAAAAACGTAATCAGTACAGACCAGCCGAGCATTCCTCATGACAGCTATCAGGCTTCCTACTGTACGGCACTGGACCTTTGCCTGCAGGGGATCATCAGTCCTTCTACACTGGGGATTGATGTAAAAAAACTGGATAATGCAGAAGCGCAGCGTGAAAAGGAAAAAACAACGCTGTACACAAGAAACATTATCGTGGAAACTCTTCAGACAGTATTGCCACAGGTAGTATCCATGTGTATCAACGCATATCACCTGATGAAGAATGAGGCAGTGGAAAGTGTAGAGGTAAATCTCCCATTTGGAGAATATGCCAATCCTTCATTTGAATCTCAGGTGGAAACAGTTGGTAAGGCAAAGCAGAGCGGAATCATGAGCATTGAGCGCTGTGTGGAGGAACTATACGGTGACAGTCTGGACGATGATTGCAAACGAGAAGAAATCGCAAGGCTCAAGGCAGAGCAGGGGATTCAGAGCATTCCGGAGCCGGAGATCAGAACGGATGCAGGAGAATTCAGGATAAACGGATTTACTGGAGGTAGTGATGGAAGTAAAAGTAGCAAAAAAAACATACCGGATGAACCGGGAGGAGTACCAGGGGCTTCTGAAGGTGGCCAGTGAGCAGGTACCGAAAGGAATCTATGCAGTGGAAAAAGGTAATTATGCGGAACTTCGCTGTGATCATTGTACCAGCGTCACGCAGATCAAGACATTGACCAGACAGTTCAGAAGCCAGGGATTCAAGGTATATGCAAACGGCAGGTGATTAGATGCCTAAGATAAATTCAGAATATGATATCGGAGCAGCATTCGAAGCTATTGAGAATGAACTCATTGCTTCCATGATCCGGAATATGCGAAGACATAAGATTGAGGAAATCGATGAAGATAAGCAGTGGTCCATGTGGCAGACAGAGCAGCTCCGGTCGTTGGAAAAGTACAGAAAAGAGAATCAGGAACGATTTGGTACAAAATTTAAAGACATTAATAACCGGATCGAAGTGCTGATCAGTACTGCCAGGGATGAAGGAGATATGGAGCAGGAGATAGCCATACTGGAGGCTATAAAGAAAGGTTTCCCAGCAAGAAGAGTAAGTCCGGGAGCATCGGCGGCATTCTTCCGGTTGAACCAGAGGAAGCTGGAGGCGCTGATCCGGGCGACCACATCAGACATGGAAAAGGCTGAGACAGCCGTCCTGCGCATGGCAAATGACCAATATCGTAAGATTATTTTTAATGCTCAGGTATATGCCAACAGTGGAGCAGGGACTTATGAGAAGGCGGTAGACATGGCTACAAAGGATTTCATTGCCGCTGGTCTTAACTGTGTGGAATATGACAATGGATCCAGACACACATTGGCAGACTATGCGGACATGGCAATACGGACAGCCAGTAAGCGTGCATACCTGCAGG